GTCCGCTCTTTCAAGACGGACAGACTTTTTGTATAGGAAATACTTCTGCCTATACATCGGCGCGTATCCCACTATTAATTCATAGGGAGCAAACCAACATCAAAGTAACATGTTACAAGATAAAAGCCACCAATTTAAAATTTCATTATTCTTCAAAAATCTAAAATTATTATTTAAGCCGAATATGAAAGGTATTAAATTAGTTGACAAATATGAGACTTATGTCGAGTTTCAGATTAAGTGCACTGGCAGGTCTACTGCTGTTAAAACCTTAAAAGAGGTTCACCGACTTACTAGTCGATACATAATGGGACAATCTAACAATACACAGATTGGACCAATATGGATCAAGACCAATAAAGAAGGTTTACCTTCAATCTTGGGATTAACACGTAGTGAACAAAAGAATTTAAAAACTAATGTTCCCTTCCAGCGCTTTTTGCTTAATTTGACTAACTCGTACCGTCTGATTGTAACTGATATCAATTATAATATTTCTACTATAACTGATTCTCTTACGGTTGACTGGACAACGTTTGAAACCCGCGTTGGCGTAATTTCTGACTCGATCGAGAAAACTTTGGCCCTTTACAGGGTTGAGGAATTCGAGAAAGAGAAAGTCATATCGCCAATACACGTGACCACCAAAGCAGGTGGTTCTGGCCCCAAATCTATGGGACACACATCACTGTGTGACCTCGTAGCCTTGATCCGTGATGAACAATTACCTTGCGTTAAAGCGCTTTCGGCCTTAGTATATTCAGGTCAGCCTTTAATAACTTTTAACAAAGTAATTGAACAAAGCGAATCTCTTGCTACTTCTATCCAAACTTCAAATGCCACAAATAACAGTAAATACCTAACCATGAGGCTACATTTCATTGCTGAAGGGGGCGGTAAAACTAGAATTATTTGTATCGGAGATATTTGGTCCCAATGCGTTCTGAAACCCATCCATAAATATTTGATGGATTGTTTAAAGAAGTTTCCTAACGATGGTACAAAATCACACGATAAGATTGCTATGAAAGTTAAGGAGTATACAAAACAAGGATTAGACTGCTATTGCTACGACCTTTCGGCCGCAACAGACAGAATGCCTTTTGAGTTGCAATTTAACCTATTACAATCTTTGACACAAGAAGTGTCTCCTAACATAGTGTTGTTTTGGAAGGAACTCATGTTGCGAAAAGTGTACAACAGAGAATCTGATAGCCACGTAAATTACAAAGTGGGTCAGCCCATGGGCTTATTAAGCTCATGGCCTTCTATGGCATTATGCCACCATATAATAGTAAACCATGCCTTTGATAAACATAGGAT